GCAGCTTGCCGTGCTGCCGATTGCCTGTCACGCTCCGCTTTTCGCCCCGCCGCCCGTGCTTTTCTTGCTGCGTCTGTGTCTTGGGTTACAGGCATATTCATTAGCGCTTCTTCACCTCGTAATGGTAAGAAGTTACTAAAGTTGCCCTCTGTCACCGCGCTTTGTAGCGCACTTGATACACCCGCTGCGCTTGTTTCCATTTTCTCCATCAATCCAAGCGCTACAGCTATCATTTCGCCCAATGAACGTGATGATCTAGCTGCATTAACTAATTCATCGGACATGTTTTCACTAGCCATGCCAGCTTTCAACACTTCTTGTGAAAACCTCAACATAGCCGCCGACATTTCTTCATCGGTAGAGGCTTCATTCATTGCCACTACCGCATCACGCAAACGTATCGCACTATCCAAACCAACGCCGAATTGATCCATCAGATTAACTAAGTTGTTAATCTCGTTAGTGTCTGTGATGCCTAAATCTCTAAATGCTTGTGCATTGTCTTGCAGCAATCGCAGCGCATCTGTTCCAAGGGTAACGGTTTTAGTAAATGTTTCAGTTAATTCTAGCCGTAGTGTTCGTGCATCTTGCAAAGTTTTGTACAAGTCAAATTCTGCAAACGCGAATGCGCTATCACGAACATGAATAGCCAATGCGCCATATTCTGTTGTTAGATCGGCAACGCTGGTTAAGGCTTGGCGCTGCAATTCTTTAGCCCGATCAAGTTTATCGGCTAAGTCATCTAGTTTGTCAGCGGTTGTTTCGGCTGCGCCACCCATAGACGTAAAGGCTGCAATAATTGGAAAACCAATAGCTGCGATAACACCTAGAATAGGCGCTACTGTTCCAAGCGCACCACCCATAACGGCAAATCCACCAGCTAATTGTGGTAGCTGCATACCAAGAACGCGGAACATATTTGTTCCCATCGATGCTTGCACGGCAATATCGCCTAGCTGGTTTGCAGTGTTTTGGAATACAAAGCGCGATTGCGCCGACATATTGGTGAACTTACTAAAGCGACCACCCATTTTATCAACGGCTGTTCCCGCTTGCGTGGCGCTACTAGCAATATTCTTTGTTGCGTTAGTAAATTGATCTGCACCTTGCTTTGCGCCAGTGCTATCAATGTTTAGTCTGAGTGTTGGCCCTGCCATATTCTTCACGCTCCGATCTATCTAACGCTGATACAAACCTTGCCAATCGTTGCCGTTCTATTGGGCAGTCAATGCCAGCATGTGCGCAGTATGCCATAATTTCGCTGAAGGGTATAGGCCCGACACCATTGAAGCCTAGCGGTCTACTGTTCCGCAACGTGTGGAATGCCGACCATGCTAAAAGGTTTCGCGGTAATGGCTTATCTTTAATATTTAGCGCACCCTTTGCAATCAAATATGCTTCGTCTTTTGGCGTATATTGGTATGACCAAAGAAGTGCGCTGATTAGTTTTTTTCCGTTTCCTTATCTGCTTCTGTTACGAAATTCGCTAAATCTTCAACGTATGATGCAAAATCAATGAAGAACTGCGATATTTCATCAATCCTAACATCAGCTAATGCCATAAAATGATCTTTGTCGCATTCCATTTCTGCACCATCGTTTTGTATGTTGGTATTCCACGCAACGACACACGCATCAAACAATGCTTCGAACTGTCGCTTACCTAGTTCTTTATTTAGTTCCGCTGTTTGGCGTGTGAATTTGTCTCTATCGTCTATGTCTTGCGCGGCTTGTATTGCCTGAACCTGTCGATACAGGTCTATTTCTTCGCGTAGCTTTATTAGGTCTGGATTGATCCAACCACCAGCGCGGCACTTAATTTCTATAAATGTTTTCTTTTTGCCTGATAGAAAGTTTAGTTCACTAGAAAATTCTCTGCGAAATATCTGATCTGACATTTTCGGCTTAGATAATTTTAGCATCGGTTATCCTTTGTCGGTATGGCAGGGGGCAAGCTACCGACTAACCCGCCCCCCTAAGTGCTGCACTATTCTGTCGGTTTGTGCTGCTTTTGGGTTGCCAGCTTGGGTTTGTCGGCAAGGCCCAATTTCTTAGCGGCTTCTTCTGTGATCTTATCGCCCTTGCGATAGACTACAGTTTTACCGTCTACTTCAGCGCTAAACTTAACTTGGGCTATAAACATTAGCTTACTGCCCGTGTTAGCTTCACTGATGCATCTTCTGTTGTTTCGTCATACATTGCGCGAATTGTTACGTCTTGCATCGCTGCTGTACCAGTGAAATCTAGGTTGCCAGCCGTAAATTTGCATGTAGGGAATGCAAGCGTATATTTAGACCCTGAAACAGAACCTAGTGGGAATGTCAGCGCGAATTGGCTATGGTCACTGTCACGCGCTGCGTTGTAGATCGCCGCAAAGTTGCTATCGACATACATACGCGCCGTGATTTCTGCCATCAGCGCACCCTTTGTGATCCCGCCTTTAGCAAAATCGCTGCCCAGCTTGTTCTGCGCTTCACGACCTTCATATGTGAAATTGATTGTCGCGCTTTCGAATGCGTCTAGCGTATAACCCGCCATTGTAATCGTTCCAACGTCCAAGCCGCTAGATAGTGGCGTTCTTTCGGTCTGGTCTGTGTATGTCGCACCAGTGATTGCCGTTGTCGAACTATCTGATGAACCCATGCCCAGCAAATCGAATGCAAAAGTAATATCTGCGTTAGATGTTAGGGTAATCGAACCGCCTGACACTTCTACGCCCGTGTAGCGCATCATCGTATTTGTTCCACCGTCACCCGCTGCAATGGCGTTTTCTACTGTGAACGTCTGTGTGGTTTTGGCGTTCTTTAATACGTCTGTTGTCCATGTGCCTTGAAGTAGGCTTTCTAGCATATCGTCATAAGCGCCATAAACTAGCGTTCCAGACATATTGCCTGTTACATCGATGCCGCCAATGGATGTTTCTACGGCTTCGCCTTTACCCGCTAGTGATCGATGTTCAATAATGCTTGGTGTAGCAGTCATATTGATAGGTACATCACTATTCGTAAATGACGGTGTTGATGGTGTTGTATTAGCAGATGTTTCAGCCACAAAAGCTGATCTTAGCTGATTTGATGCAATGCCAACCATGTTTGTGGCCTCCTATTTAAATTCGTATCGCACGAATGGTGCGACGAATGTTGCGATATGAAAAGGTATATCAGAAACTTCACCAGAAATATATGGGTGCTGTTGTTCTGGCGAGAATCTAATAAATTCGTCGGTAGTAGCGATAGCACCCTTATTGTTAAGCCGTTTTTCGTGAAACAGGCTATCTAATTCTTCTGCATGTTCACGCCAAGCGTTTGTGCCTTTGCCGCCATCTGTGAATATTTGTATTTGAACAACGCCAGTGTAATCAATGCGGTTTGTCGTACCGCCGATAGAACCCTGAAACGCCTGACCGCTACCTATGCTTAAACGTATGCTATCCGCTAAAGGTTCGAATGTGTGACCATCAAAACCGATTGGTGTACGTTCACCCCAGTATCGCAGAAGGTAATTTTCTATAGCTTTGCGTTCTGTTGCGTAACTCATAGCAATACCTCACGATGATTGACGTTTATTTCGTTTAGCGTAACCGAAACCATGCCTTCTGGCGCTTGCTTCGACCAGCCATTTTCTAGCCTGTTTCCATAAGGCAGATTATTCTGAATATAAATGCGGCTTGTGGTTTTAACGTCATAACCTTCGATTGCCGCCATACCCTTGTTGATCGCTCCGCTGCCGCTTGCGTCTGTTGCTGGCGTTTGCTCCATGCTTGGGCTGTTTATCGAAACAATCCAGTTGCCGCGAAAACGTCCAGTATCGACAGGTGATTTAAGAACAACGCCGCGCAATGTATCCATCGCTATAACCTGTACCGCATCTTCTATTTTTTCTTGCGTTTCTAATACGGCTGTATTTAGGCGCAATTCAAAGTCTTTGGCGTTCTGTGCATTTGTCATTGCTTCACCACCACCGCATACATAAGCGATACAGAACCCGCCACCGTTTGCACTTTCTTCACCGTGTAATCAATGCTGTTTACAGTTAGCTTCCAACCTTCTTTGCATTCTGTGGTGAAACCTTCCAGCAATACTAATATTTCCTTTGGGCCTACTACATAATCAGGAAACAAATCATTCATTGGCTTTTCGGTATCAAACAACGCCCGACCCGTTATTGATGTACTTGATTGCAGATAATTACCTTCATCTACGTCATATGAAAAATCGTAGTTTGACGTATAAGTAAGCGTTGCATCGTGTATTGCGTCCGTAATCGCAGAATTAGCTGCGTCAAAAGCTGCGTCTGCAATAGCGGTTATAGTTGTCATGCACGTAGAACCTTAATCTGCGCACCACCAAATTCTGTGTATGGCGCTAGTAACCCTTCGATTGCCACAAAGCGCGGCACTTCACGATAGTTTGTATATTCTGTTTCGGTTTCTACTGGCCCAGCCTTAGACTTTACCCGCTTTACTGCACCACTTGAAACTGTGCTAAATGGCGTTGCACCTTCATGGATTAGATAAGCCATTTCAGCTTGCGCATCTTTTATGTCTTGCGGCACTGTATCTGGATCAATAGGCCAATCTTTAACAAGCATTGTGCCTGTCAATCTAGGCCATGCCATCGCCTGATAGCGATACTGTCTTTCACCCACAAAATTATAGGTACGATTTAGGTAGTCAGCGGCTTGTACTAGGTTTGCTTCATGGTCATCATCGTGTCCATGCTGCGTTAAATCTACATTTCTGGCACTCCAATAGGTCTGCCATTCTGCCAGCGTTATGTAACTGTTAGTGCTTGTGCCACCTATTGTTGTATCTAATGCCATTATTTAGCCGCCTTTTTCTTTGCCGCTGGTTTGCGTGTTGTTTTCTTCTTTGTCGGCGCTTTCCCACCTTCCCACGCTTCGTTTACATCTGGCGTTGAAGGGTCATCGGCTTTTAAGTGTCCATTAGACTTTCTTGCGCGTTTAGGTTCTGCGTCGAATAGCGTGTGCAGTTTTGCATCAAAGTCGGCTTCATTGATAATAGCGTAACCATCTTTGCCACTATCATGTTTGATTTTAACTGTTTTCATTTCTTGGCCTTTCGCTTGCGGCTTGGGCGCTTGCCTTTTGCCACCATCAGATTTGCCCATGCATTCGGGTATTTAATACCCCTTTGGCGGCTTATACGCTTTGCCCGTTTAATCTGTGCTTTAGTCAGTTTAGCCATGCCATCACCATTTCACTTTCGCTGCCCAATATGCCGCCGACATTTTGCCTTTGGCTATATTCTTTTGATGACGCGCCAAAAATGACTTTCTTCTAGCTTTCTGCGCTGCCGATTTCGGGTTTTTACCCGCACCTTTTACGCCCTGTTGACCAAATCTAATGGTCTTAACTTTACTACCCACTTTAGCCAAAACCACATGCGATTTTTTCGGGTGGCTTGGTGTTCTCTTAGGCTTGTTGTAACCTGATACACCTAACTTTTTTATGCGTGGGTCTTTAGCCATTACTTCTTTTTCTTCTTAGCCTTTTTCATCTTCTTTTTAACGACTAAGCCTTTTTTCTTCAGATACGCTCTTGGCATTTACCTAACTCCAGTTCGTGAAAGGGGGCCGAAGCCCCCGATCAATTAGCCCATAACGATTGCCATTGCATCGCTGTTCCATGCTTTGTAGCCCCAAACGCAACCCACTTGGATCATAGCTTTGTTGAAGCCTTTATATACGGCTACTTCAAACACTAGACCTGATGTTGGGTCTTGAACCACTAGCACATCTTCTGCCGCGTCACCGCCTACAGGTTTTGCTGGCGCTCTCATTGCTAGTTCTAGTCCCGCTTGGTGCATCATCACGTTAGCAGTATAGCTATTACCTACTGTGATAGCTGCGTTATCCG